GAGACACCATCACAGACGATGAGCTTCAGGGCGCAAACGTCGATGCCCTGCTCGAATCCGGGCACATCGCCAAGACCACCAACAACAAGAAAGCAGAGGACTAATCATGGCCATTTTCGTCATGAAGAACGCCAGCGTCACCATCAACTCCGTCGACCTCAGCAGCTACTGCTCGTCAGTCGTGCTCGACTACAACGTGGACGCAGTGCCCGCCGATGTGATGGGAACTTCCTACCACACGTTCCAGGCTGGCCTGGAGAACACGACCTGCACCGTCAACCTGAACCAGGACTTCGCCGCCACCAAGACGGAGGCCACCATCTTCCCGCTGGTCGGCACCACCACCACCGTCGTCGTCAAGGCCGACTCCGGCGCGGTCAGCGCAACCAATCCCAGCTACACGGTGACCGGGTTTCTCGCAAGTTCGCAGCCTGTGAACGGGGCTGTGGGCGACCTGGCGGCTATGCAGCTGGTGTTCACCGGGAAAGTTGTGAAGGCCACCAGCTGACATGTTCCTGCTACACATCACCACCGTGCGGGCTGATGGGTCGCAAGACACCGTCGAGCTGTCAATGGCAAGCCAACTGGAGTTCGAGAAGATGGAGACCATGTCTCTCATCGACGCACTCGACAACCGGGTCAGCCAGCACATCCTGACCCGGTTGTCCTGGCTGGCATCCAAACAGAACGGCATCACCGTCCCGGCATCCCTCGACGAGTACGCCCGCCAAATCAAGACGGTGGGCTACAAGGTGGAAACAATCCCTTTTGGCGAAGCGGCATCCACGCCACAGTCGCCGCCCTCATCCTCCGTGGAATCCCCTACTCAGAGCTCCTAGCGATGCCACCCACGCTGGTGGCAACCCTGCAGGCACTATCGGAAAGGCAACAGTGACAGTCCCCAAGTCGTCGGTCAAGGTTGTCGGTCTGGAGCAGGCCATCAAGGATCTCCGCAAGATTGACCCCCAATTCTTGGCGGACCTCCGCAAGCGTTCCCGGCTGATGGCTAACGAGGCTGTCACCTCGGCCCGGCAGGAGTTCGACGCAACCAGCGCAGGCTGGTCCAACAGCAAGTACCCGCTGACCGGGATGGCTAGCGGCACCCTGCTGAAGGGACGCAACGTGGTGTGGAACCGGGCCAAGGTTCGACGCAACATCAAGTTTCAGCTGGGCGGCCCAAAGAAGTCGGCCCGCAAAGGCAAAGCGTTCAGCATGTTCTCCATCATCCAGAGCGACGCGGCTGGCGCAATCTACGACATGGCAGGCAAAGACGGCGGCAGCTTCAACCCCGAGAAACAATTCGAGGAATCACTGCAGGGGAAGGACCGTCCGCACCGCACCGCCCAACCAGGCCGCCCCAACAAGGGTCCGTCCCGCTACATGTGGCCCGGTGTGTGGTTCTACCTGCCCCAGCTTGAGGAGCGAATGGTCGAGCTGATCCGCGACCTGGAGCGTAAAGTCAACAGGCAGCTCATAAAGAAACGATAGGCAATGGCAGTCCGGCTTCCAGTCATAACTGAGTACGACAACAAGGGCATCAGTGCCGCCATTGGTGACCTCAAGAAACTGGGCAAGCAGCAGCTGCTCGGCGTGGTGTCCGCTGGTGCCCTGGTGGATGCAGCCCGCCGATCCATCCAAGCAGCGAACGAGGATGCCCGGTCTCAGCGTCTGCTGGCAAACACCCTGCAGAACACGACCGGGGCAACAAACGACCAGGTGGCTGCGGTCGAGGCGAACCTGCAGAAGTTGCAGTACAGCGCAGCAGTCGCGGACGACGAGCTCCGTCCCGCCCTGCAGAAGCTGTTGCAAGCGACCCGCGACACAGGCAAAGCACAAGACTTGCTTGCCACCGCGCTTGACATCTCAGCGGTAACCGGGCGCGATGTGGAGACCGTCGCCCTTAGCTTGAGCCGCGCCTACCAGGGAAACATTGGTGCGCTCCGCAGGCTCGGGCTCCGCGTCTCCGACACGGCTGTCAAGTCCAAGGACTTCCAGATGGCGATGGAGGAGATTCGCCCGGTGGTTGACGGCGCAGCCGAGGCTGCAGCCAAGGGCGCGGACGGTGGCTGGAAACGGCTCGGCATCGCCCTGGGTGACATCTCCGAGGTGGTGGGCACCGAATTGAACAACGCCCTGGGGCCGACGGTCAGCAACCTTGGCAAAGCAGCACAGGCCGCAACAGAGGCTGGCGAGTCTGGCAGCTTCCTGGGCAACGCAACCAAGGTCGTCATCGCCGAGCTCATCAAGGCCACCGCCGGGTTGGGCCTGTTCGGTGGGGCGGCCAAGTCCGCCAAGAAAGACACCGACGATTTGGGTGCTTCCGTCAACGTGACCGCGGGCAGGTTCCGCGCCCTAGAGGAAGCAAACAAGCGGGCGTACTCGGACATGCGGAAGAAGGCCGAGGAGGAAGCCAAGAAGCGCGCCGAGGAAGCCCACAAGAAAGCCGAAGCCTTGGCAAAGGCAAACAAGGAGCGTTTGGCGACCGCCCTTACCACGGCACGGGAACGCCTCGAACAGCTGACACAGGCCTCCCAGGACTACTCTGACAGCATCCGGGACTCAATCACCGGGGCTATCTCTTTGTCGGATGCGGTGGCCCGAGCGACCGACACCGAGCAGGCATACAACGACGCGCTGGCGGAACGCCGCGACGCATACGCCGAGCTCGCCAAACTGCAGGCCGTCACGTTCGACGCAGCCACAGGCAAGACCCAGGTGGCGGACGCAGAAGATCTGGCTGCCGCTATGGAACGTGTCGCCAAAGCGGAGAGCGCAGTCGTTGAGGCACAAGGCAAGCGGGTCGACTACACGGCTGCGTTCCGGGAACAGATCCACGCCGCCAAGGACTTTGCCGGGAGCCTGCAAACCCTCATTGGGCAGGGGCTCAAGCAGACCGGGTTGCAGCAGCTGCTGAACCTCGGCCCGGTGGCTGGTGCTCAGGTCGCCAAAGATCTGGTGGCAGGCACTGCCGGGTTGAGCGTGTCGGACTTGAACATGGATGCGTTGACAGCTGCCGCCGCTGGGGTTGGCGGGGCCGCCGCTGGGCAGATGTTTGGGGCAGACATTGCTGGCGCACAGAACACGCTTGGCGCAGTCACCTACGCAAACGACATCAAGATTACGGTGACCTCGGCTGACCCTGACGCGGTGGTGCGGGCACTGGTTGCGTGGTCGAAGAAGAACGGCAAATTGCCTGCATCTATCCGGGTGGACTGATGGGCACCAAACCGTCAGCAAAGATTGAGTGGCGCACCGCAAGCCTTTTCAACACCACGATCACCACAGTCACTACCAATCTTCAGCGGGTGCAATGGACAAGTGGACGGCAAACAATTTCTGACGACTGGCAGACCGGGTCATGCGTTGTGTCCGGGCGCGGATTCCTGACAACCGTCCCTGCCATTGGCGACTTTGCGCGTGTCACCGTGACGGACGGTGCCAGCAACACAATCTTCTATGGGTTGGTTGCGGACTACACACGGAACTTTGGCATCAAATCCGAACTGGACTCTTTTGACCTCAGGCTCGAAGGAGCATCAGCCGCGTTCGGTCGAGTCCAAGTCACCATGTCGTGGGGCGCAAATGCCCCGTGGTTGCGGCCCATTTCGGAAGGGGCACCCAGCCTCATCCCTATACAGACGCTCAACCTGAGCCCAACAGTAAGCCCAGAAACCATTTCCGCTTACAGCGGGACCGCGCCCTACTCAGACACGTTCTATCCCGCAATCACCACAGCACAGGCCGTCGTCAAGGAAGTAGGCGACGAGGAGTCCGGCATCCCTTATGCGGTCAGCCCGGTAGTGCTTGTGTACGACCGCAACGACCCAGCCCTGTACCAGCTTGCCGCCACGTTTGCAGACGACGGCACCGGGGTTGGATACAACGCAATCCAATTTCTGTCCACGTCCTACACCTACGGGACGCGAGTGACTGTGAACCCAATCAGTGTCGCATCACAATCGTCTGGCAGTGGGATCTACAACCAGTCGTTCACAAGCTTTGACAGCAGCACCACCCAAGCCTTGAACCTTGCCGGGTACATCCGTGTGAGCCTGAACGAAGCAAGCAATGTGCCGTACTCAATCACGTTTGAGGGCTCGTCGGCTACGGCAGCATCCATTGCGTTGTCAAACCCGAAGAACATCAAGAACGCTGTCAACATCAAGCTGCGGGGCACCACCTACAACGCGGTGATCGAGGGCATGGAGTTCGATGCTGATCCGTCGAACTGGCGGTGCACCCTGTACCTGTCGTCAAGTTTGCAGAACGCTTTCTTGCGGCTGAATGACGCGGTCTACGGCAAGCTCGACACCAACAAGTTAGGATTGTGACATGGCTATCAAGACGTTTACGACGGGTGAGGTTCTGACTGCGTCGGATACGAACACCTATCTGGCGAACAGCGGCCTCGTGTACGTCACCAGTACGACGGTGGGTTCAGGGGTGTCAAGCCTGACGGTCAGCAACTGTTTCTCCAGCACGTATGACAGTTATCGCGTTGTGCTTCGAGGAACGACCTGTACGAACATCGACTGGCTAAAACTAACGCTAAGCGGCGCGACCGGGTTGTCATACGCCTACAACATTCCGTATTACAACTACACCACTGTTGGCACGTTCTACTATCTAAGCGCCGGCGCAAATCACATTGGTTTCATCGTCACTGGAACAACTATGTCCGGGGCTATAGACATTCACAACCCATTCGCAACCGCGGCCACAGGGTTTTACACAACAGGCGCTAGCGAGACATACGTCAACGCGGGTGGTGGTTATAACAGCAATGCCACGTCTAGCACCGGCTTTACGTTGACACCTAATGCTGGAACAATTACGGGCGGCACTGTCACCGTGTACGGATACCGAAAGGCGTAACCATGTCCGACCCCATCCTTGGCACATTCCACGACAGAAACAGGCGAAACCATCACCCGGGAACTAACCCCCGAAGAAATCGCCGCACTCCCCGAACCTAGCGAGCCAATCGAGTGACGACGCGGTGGGTAATCCCCGCCGCAACCGTGCTGACGGCAGTCCTCTGGCCCGGCAACGCCTCCGCCCGCGACTTCACCTGCTACGCATCCAACACCGACCATTGGGCAATGACCCAACCCGACGAACACGCCGCGCTCGGGCACTGGCCTACCTGGGCGGATTGCCTCGCATGGCGGGATGGTGACCCCGGCCCCGACTACGTCTGGTCATACGGGCTAGCAAACACTCCAACCAGCACGAGCACTTCCAGCACAACCACCGAACCTGCAACGACAACCACCGCCGAGACAACGACCTCGACCACGTCCACCACCACGACGACAGCTCCACCGACAACCGAACCCGAAACCACAACAACGTCAACCGTCCTTGAAACGACGACGACGAGCAGCTCGACCACCACCACGACGAGCACCGTGCCCGCCACGACAACGACTCAGATCGAGCAGACAAGCACAACCCAACCGACACAAACGCAAGCAACAGCGACCAGCAGCAGTACTTCATCGACTTCCACATCAACCCTCCCGGAAGAAACACCACCGACAGTACCCCCGACAACACTGGTGCAAACGGATACCCGCGCCACGCAAGCAGCCAAAGTCATCGGCGCACAGCTCGCCCCAGGAGTCACACCACTACAAGCCCAAACCGTGCTGATAACAACCATTGCCACACAAGCTGTGGCAGCAGTACGAACAAGGAACCGAAAGTGAAAGACGAACTGAAAGCACTACCCATGACCCTGCTCGGATCGTGGTACGTCATCATCACCTTGGGCGGGTCAACGAAGTCCGCCGCAATCTGGGGCACCGCCGCCGGACTTGCCCTACACTTCCTGCTGACAGCCCTACTAAAGGACAACGACGGATGAACCTCTCGATCATCAAAGACGTGGTCGGACGCATGGTCGCCCTGTTCCTCACCTCCGCTGCGGGTGTCGTGACAGGAGCCGCCGCGCTCGCCCCCGAGCTCAGCATCGCCAAAAGCTGCGCCATCGCAGGCGTATCTGCTTGCATCGTGGTGCTGCAGAAACTGGCGGCAGCAAGCCTGGACGGGAACCTGACCAAGGACGAAGTCGACGCAGCGTTCGGCATCAAGTCGGAGAGCCGCAAGTGATTGTCAGCACTGCCCAATACACCGTTGCCACGACAGCCGTAAAGGTCGTCGCCACGAACGACGTTTCCCGTCGGGTGAACATTCACTGCATCGGCAACAACGCGGTGTATCTGGGGCCGACCTCTGCCGTCACCACAAGCAACGGATTCTACCTCGACAGGAACGCTGCCGTGTTCCAAATTGAGCTGGACGCAAACGACGAACTGTGGGCCATTTCAGACACGGGCAGCCAGACCGTGACAGTCATGCAGGTCACGCTCTAATGGCTCGTAAGTACCCCTACTACCCGGCGTGGGACGGCAAGAAGCCCAGCACCCTGATTCTGAAGTGCGCGGAGCTGTGCGGCAAACGGTGGAAGGGCACCAAGAACCTCGGCACCTACGTCAACCGGGACATGCGCGGCAAGCCCGGGCAAAAGTCCGTCCACGCCACAGGGTTTGCCCTTGACCTGGGCTACAAGGACGAGACACAGGCCCGCGAGATCTGGGACTTCTTTGTCGGCAACAGCCTTGCGCTCAACGTCGCCGAGGTCCACTGGTACACGTTCGGCAAGTACGGTGCCGGGTATCGCTGCTCCCGCGGCGAAGGCAA